CATAAATCTTCGTGCTATTTGTTATGATTTTTATTTGCTGGTCTAAAGTAAGAAGAGCATCTCTTTTAAGTTTGAATTCTTCTGTTTCTGTTTTACTTGTAGCAGCAAGTTCCTGGATTGAACGTTCAAGGGTTTTATACTCATCTTTGAGAATATCAAGAGTAGAAGCTGTTATTTTAACTTCAACTTGACTATCCTTAAAGGCCTTGTCAAGAGGACTCATTTTCCCTGTTATATCATAAATTTCTTGACTAAAATTCTTAAAAGCCTTTTCAATATCTTTTACTTGCTTTGAATTTTCACCAAATTGCTCAGCAGTTTTTTTTGCTTCTTCAACAAGCCCAGCTTGCAATTTTATTAATCTATCTATTGCAGGATTTGCCCCTGCAACTGTTTTTGAATATGTCTCAAATGCTTTTGTAATTGCTTCTGCATTTTTAAGTATCTTTGCTGAGCTATTCTCAAATTGCTGTTCACTTTTTTTAATTGTTGAATCGAATTGAGAAGAATCGCCAACCAGCCTTATCAGCATCTCTCCAATATAATTTCCTGCCATAATGCGCTCCCTCTCAACTAATCAATCTTACCATATTTTTCAGCAAGATTTTTCTTAACCTCTTCCTTTTTCTTCTCCTCGATAAGTCCAAGTGCTTTCATCTCTTCTCTCATCGCTGCAATCTCATCATAGGACTTACCAGCAAGGCCTTCCTTCCTTGATTCATTTTCATCCTTACCAAACTTTTGTTCCATACCCAAATTAAAATACATTACTGCTTGCCCTAAAGACATCTTATGCAGCATATACTCCTTTGTCGCCCAAGGATATAAAAGCGCCATTCCTACAAATAAGGGGCCAAGATGAACTTTCCCATCCCCTTGGCCCCCCTTCAGTTTTTTCCGTAGGCCTCAATCCCTAAATATGATCTTTTGAGTGCCCCTTTAATTGACTGGGCAAACATGTTGATCTGGCTAGAATCACAATTATCCATAAACCATTTTTCATCCATTTCAGGATGATGATAAGAAGCAAAAGCTGCACAAAGCCTTATGGTAATACCCAAGGCTTCTTTGATCTTTGCTTTATCAGTGCGAAGTTCTGCTTTCGTGAACTTTCCTAGCTCATTTACAGCATCATCAACTTCAAATGTTATACCTAATGGGATAAAGGATACATCAATATCTTTCCCTGCAAGTTTAACAATCATCTTCTCAGGGCGAAGTATATCCAGATCAACTATGTTTTCCACAGCTCACTCCTTATGGATTATAGGTATTTGTTATACTAAACAACTGATCTCCAGCAGAAAGAGAAGCAAGAGGCTTTGCAGTTATAGCAATAGGCATAATGTTTATAGGATCAGCATCATTATCGCTTTTAGCTGTAAACTGAAGCCCTGCATCAAGCGTAGCATTATAAATCATCACAATAGTCTCATTCGTTACGGCTCCAATGAGACGTCTATTTGTAAGTTTGAATGCTACAGGAGTAAGAATAGAATTACCACCACCCTTAATTGTAGTTACTCCAGTGGCTCCTGCTGTATTTGTTATTGCACCACACTGTATGAAAGTCAAAGCAGTAGGGGAATATTCAATAAGATCAATAGCTGCAGTAAAGGTTTCAGTAGCAATGCCCTCAATAGGATCAGGGGCATTACCTGCCTGAACAGCATACTTTGTGATATTATGCCCGAAGCTGTTCACCATTCCGGCTCCAAGGTTAACCCAAGCAGCAGACCCTACAGTAGTTCCAACCGTAGCAGTCTCAATCTTGTAGTTGCCAAGAATAAGTTTAGCTGTCGCAACCGTACTATTCTGATAAAGTGGCATCTTTTACCTCCTTACTTATGGATTATAAGTATGAACAACCGTGAATAACTGAGTTCCTGCCGTAAGAGCCGCGTCAGGTTTACCTGTTATAGCAATAGGCATGATATTGATGGGGTCAGCATCATTATCAGATTTTGCAGTAAACTGAAGTCCAGCATCAAGAGTTGCCTTAAATATTGTAATAACCGTTTCATCAGTTACACCACTAATAAGCCTTCTATTTGTAAGCCTAAAGATTTTAGGGGTAAGAATAGAATTGCCACCACCCTTAATCGTAGTAACACCTGTAGTTCCTGCAGTGTTAGTTATTGCACCTGCTTGTATGATATTAAGGGTACTAGCATCATACTCAATCAAATCAATAGCTGCAGTAAAAGTTTCAGTAGCAATGCCTTCAATAGGGTCAGGAGCATTTCCGGCTTGTACTGCATACTTTGTAATATTATGGCCAAAGCTATTGACCATACCTGCTCCAAGATTGATATAGGAACTTCCAACGGTTGTTACCGCTACTTCAATCTTGTAGTTGCCAAGAATAAGTTTCTCTGTGGAAACCGTACTATTCTGATAAAGTGGCATTTTGCCCTCCTTTAGCTATCATCAGATTCTGTAAAGACTAGCCTTACATCAATCGGTGATGCAAAACAACCTGCTGAAGGATCAGGGATAAGACCCCCATCCCTTACAACTGAACATCTAGCAATAGAAAAAGAACTACTTGTTCCATAAATTCCTGTTCCTGATGTTCCTCCAAAAAGTTCTACAATTTCATCTCCAAGATTCCTTGTTTCAGAAGCTGTTTCTGCTCTTGCTGTTATGCTGAAAATCTTTGAAGATATTCCATTTCTTAAACCACCTCCTGACATCTGAAAATACGTTATAACAGGAAAATCTAATCCTTTCGGAGTAAGCCCATGATAGATATTTGATGTGATCGAGCTAATAGAAGTACAGTTGAGAAGCATAAACCCTATAGCCTCATAATCACGCATCTATAGATTCTCCTTACCAGGGAAATCCATCATGGCCTTATCTCTTATAATCTGCCTAAAATTCTCATATGTCCAATCAAGAGCAGGTCTCATAAATGGCTGAGCACTATGCCCTTTGTTCCATACTCTTGTTCCATATATAGTTACCCAATCAGATAAAACTTTTTTATTCTTTATTGATATAAAATGCCCTACTGAACCATATTCAACTGCCCAAGAATAGGTAAGATTTGTACCTATATTCACTACATTATACTCACTAGGTTTTTCAACCTTAGTAAATTCCTTTACAAAATCAGCCCTATTCTCTGGTTCAATATCCATTGCATAAACACTAGGATTATCAAGTTCACTATATTCAGAATGGTATCCTTTGCCTTGTAGATTTATAGAAGCAGCAAGATATCCATATCTCTTAGGGCACAGTTCCCTTGCTTTTTCTACAGTCGCTTCAGCTACTCTTTTTAGAGAAGTTTCAACGAATTTTGTAGCACCTTTCCTTAAAGGCTCCCCCTTCCAGGATTTAGAAACAGTAAAGCCAAAGCTCATTTTAATCTCCCTAGCTTCTGAACAACAATTTCATTCTTTTGCATTACATTATTGCAAGGCCCAACCGTCTCATAAGTTTCTCCATTATAAAGAACTGTCTCAATTATTGTACAACCTGTAACAGTAGTACCAAACTCATATTCACCATATTCAAAAACCAAAGTATGGGTACTATCTTCAGCATATTTCCCTGCTGCAAACCAATTTCTCTCGCTATTTTCCCAAAGAGCAGAATAAGGAATAATAGTAGTTATCGTAGAAGATGAAAGGCCACCTTTACCGTCAGGTGAAGATATTTTTTTCACTACACTAACTTGAGATACCAAATTAAGCATTGAGCGTAGTGACATTCTATTCTCTCCTTAGAAACCTTTCTTAATAGAGGCTTTCTTGAAAGTCCCCTTTTTTGCAGGTTCCTTAACCATTTCTTTTTTTACTACGACTTTCTTTGCCAACTTTTACTCCTTTTAATAAAATCTTGCTATCTTATATTTACTCAATTTATCAGTAATTGATAAAGGATAGCCATATTCATCACTATCTCCTGTAGTATATGCCTCTGACCAAGGGCCAAGGCTTCGTGATTTTATGTTTGGATCAGTTTTCCCTCTAATATCACAGTCAAAATAGATCATTTCAGCAGCAACGCTTTTTACTTCTAAAGGCCACTTTACAACTGATATAAGTATGCTTCTTCCTGAAAGTTCTTCAACTAAAGAATAGGCAGAAGCTATTACAGCAGTATCCCCTGATATTGAATCAATAGTGCAATACTGATCATTTTCATAAGAATTATATATATAAATTATGTGACCTGCTCTAAAACCTTTCTCTGCAAAAGTTACGCCACTTTTAAGCTGCATACTATTATCAGTAGAATTGAAAATTATTTCATCTTGAACATCTATATCAAGCGTAAAATAATTATTAAGAAGCAAAGGAAGCCTACTTTCAATTATATCAATATATTTCTTGGCTACTATAGTTCCTGCTGAAGCTGAGATATTAGTTAGAAGCGTAACTTCCGTAGGAGTTAAAATTGTAGCCATAATTAAGCCTTCCTATAGAAATATGTTCTTATCACGGATTCATAAGAAGCAGAAGGAACAAATCTAATAAGATGTACAGAACTATACCCCAATTCCCACTCTTGATTATGCCCATCTGCTCCACCAACTCTTATTGGCAGCCCTGCACTACCTGTAGTGTTGCCAATAAGGAAAGTAGAAAGGATAGTCCCTGAAGAAGTATAAGAACCACCTTTTACATGAACCAACGTACTTACATTGGAAGAATCTTCATTATTATTATAAGCAGTAAGAACTGTACCACCAGTAGCATCATAGTTGGGTGATTTACTCCATGTAGCTGTACCTGGCCCTGTAGTAGCTATCTGAGCTATAAAGTGATAATGTCCTACCCCAGCATTAGCAGGTGCAGTAACAAGTACATCCATAGCTGAACTGCCTGCCTGATAACAAGAAGTATTCCAATGGATACCTTTATGTATCTTCTCATGTACAGTATCAATAGTTATTCTAGCATTATGTTCAGCATCAATAGGAAGTAAAGATTCCAAATTTGTAGAAACTGGCTTTCCCATACTATACCTTTATCCCTTGAGCCTAAATAGGCTCAGAAATTTCAAAAACTAAAAACTATCACATTTCTTTTGCATTCTTATTCCAAAGTCCTCTGAATTAAAATACCTGAACCATAATATTTATCATCAAATTCAGAGCGTTGATGCTTTCCTATATAGATTTTCCTGTTTATTAGGTTTGTAGTCTTATAAACATATCCTATATAGTTCAGCATCTAACACTCCTCAAGCTGTTTACTAAAGTTATTCGCTTTAGTAAACAGCTAATTACTTTACGGCAAAAGAAATGCGGTGCAATATACCGACCCTCCTGTGTTGTAAAATTGCACCTCGTCATCATCATTCTGGAAGCGATCAGACTCAAAATACTTCCCGCCCACCGTAATCACCGCTTCCGAAGAAGGAATAGCGAGAGCAGAGGGGAGAGCCTGACCAGTCTCAGAGAAATTATCTCCAGCAACAAATTCAATCGAAGAGGCAACCGAAGTCACCGCCTGGAACTGAACAATAAGCTTAGAAAAATTAAGTGAAGACTGAGCAGTGGACGCATAGACAGTTAGGGTAGAAGTAGTCAAGAGCGTCACTGCAGTTGAAGTTACCCCTGTAATAGAAGGGGTAGCAGGGATAATAGAATTAGCCATATAATTCTCCTTTGGCTATTAGCCAGCAACCTCAGTCAGGTGAAGAGTAGCAAGCGCAGCAGGCCTTACTACCTTAGCACCATAAACATACAATCCCTTAACACCCTGACCAAAACTATCCTGTAGATCAACTGCCTTAGTCTGAACAATCTGGCTTGCAAAAGAAATAGCCGTCCTATTCATGCACATAATAGCAGAGACATTCGAGGCAGAGGCCTGAACATTATTGGAAAGAAGGAATTTGAAACCAAGAGCATCTCCAACATAGCCAGAAGTAAGTGCACCACCAGAGAACTCTTTAGGGACTGCAGAAGCAGAAATACCACCAATTTCAGCAAGAAGCATTTTCTGATGAACCCAAGGTGGAATAACAGCAAAACGATTTGCCTCAGGGACATTATTCTCTGTCATATACCTTCCAGCATAAGAAAGAGTAAGAATGACATTGCCAGAAGAAACTGAAATTGGAGAAGCTGAACTACCCATATAGGTAGTATCGGTGATTCCAGCTTGATCATAGAGCCCAAGAAGGAACTGATCAATCTCATCAGAAATTCCGTAAGCAGCTTCATCCATAGCAGCATTCATAAGCTTAGGATTCTGCTGAACTCTATCAATATCGTCAATCTTAAAGCTAAAAGATTTAGCCTGATCAATGATAAGTTCCTTCTGTGCTGAACTCAGTTCCTGCCAAGTAAGAGTACCATACTTAGCATAATCTGAAATCGTCACAGGGCCAAGTTCATTGATTTTTACACGATCACCGTATGCTGTAATTTCCCCTTCATAGTCATTATTAACTACAGAGGCAGCAACCAGTGCCTTACGAAGTCTAACAAATAGCTTCGCACTCCAAATAGTAGGAATAAAATTCTCCAGGCCCATATTGACCCTCCTTACTTATCAAACTCTCCAGCCTCTTCAAGAGCAATAGCTTCTTTGAGAGACATGTTTGCATAATCTTTTTTTGTTGAACCCTCTTTAGGATTCCCTGCCCCAGGTTTGAATCCACCAAGGGCAAATAGCTCATTTGCCTTATTCTTCTCTACATCAGCTAACTTTTGCTTAAACCTCCTCATGTATAAAGCTGCTGCCTCAACGCTATCAAAAGAAATGCCTGAAATGAAATCAGGGTCAATCCCTTCCTTGAAGGCAAGCTCTTTTATACTATTAAGTTTTTTCTCAATCTCCCTCTCTTCATCATTTCGTTTATTCCGTTCCTCAAGCTCACGGATTCTCCGATCAGCAGGAGTTTCTTCAGGATTCCTTTTAAGCATCTCCGCAGCAACTCTTGCATTGATTTCAGGCTCAAG